TTAGGCGTATTTAAACCACCTAAAATAGAACAAGGTAAAGATCCAGGTGTTAAAATTCAATTACCACCCGCAACAGATAATAAAATACCCGTTCTTTATGGTAGTGTATTTACAGGTGGTATCATAGTTGATGCCGGTATTAAGAATCAAAATAATACAATGGTATATGTAATGTGTATCAGTGAAAAAACTGATAGTGGTACATTCAGCATTCAAGAAATATATAGAGATGACCAAACACTTAATTTTGGCACAGGAGCAAATGCTCACATTGTACAAAGTGTTACAGATCCTAATGCTACTGCATCAAATAGAATAGCAGGCAAAATGCGTTGTAGAGTATATGCTGGAGGAACAGCAAGCGGTAATCAAATATTTCCAACAGGTGTAGGTGTTACACCCGTAGCGGCAACAACACTATTACCTACAATTACCGCAAACACAAGTTATCAAGATTTAGTATATGCTGTTTTTGAGGTTGATTATGATCCAGAAAACAATTTAGTTGGTTTAGGTGCTATTAACTTTAAAATGACCAATAGTTTAAATGAACCAAGTAATGTGATGTTAGATTATTTGCGTTCAGATAGATATGGTGCAAAACTATCAAATGCCGATTTAGATTTAACCAGTTTTGATAGTCTATATGATTATAGCACAGCACAAGTTGATTATATAACAACTGGTAATGTTACACAACAACATGATAGATGGAAGATTGATGGTATGCTAAGTACCTATCAAACCAATAAAACCAACATAGACGAGCTCTGTATGAGCTGTGCGACGTATTTTACATATAATCCTAAACAAGGCAAATTTGCAGTTATTCCTAACCGAGAAGCTACTGTAGGTGAAAAAGCAAATGCTTTTGTGTTTAATGATGAAAACATTATTGGTAAAATTGATATAACTTCAACTGAACTATACAGTTTATATAATGGTATAGAAGCAGAATATCCTAGCTTTGAAAAGAAAGATCAAACCAATATAGTAATAGTTAGCACACCTAGCGGTGATAGAAACACAAATGAACCTGATAATGTATTGAATGCTAGATTTAATTTAGTAAATGATAAATCACGTGTAGAAAATTTAGCCAATATTGATTTACGTCAAAGTAGATTTAGCACAGTATTAACATTTGATGCTGATTATAGCGCTATTCAAGTTGATGTAGGTGATGTTGTAAAAGTAACAAGCAGTCTATATGGATTTAGTGAAAAGCTATTTAGATGTATGCGTGTTACAGAAAAAGAAAGTAATGACGCAATGTTAATGGTTAATGTTATATTATTAGAATATGATGATACCATATATACACATAACACTGTTCAATCAGATGGTGCTGTGGGACTAAGCGGTATTCCAGGATGGTGGGGTGGCATTGTTGGTAATGCAAATGTCACAATACCGGGCAATGTGATTGTGACCGATCCTGTAAATGCAAATGCCAATGTGGTTGATCCAGGAACTGGTAATATAGTAGGTAATATAGATTATGGTAACATAGATTGGGCAAATATCAATTTAGATGGTATCACAACCAAACCAGATGTGCCAATCACAAACATACCTGTAACAACACCTAATACACCAGGTATTGAAAATATGGTAATAGATATGGGTAGCGAAGGCGGAGGTTATTCAGGTGTAGCACCTTATAGAATACCACCACCAGATGGTTCAAAATATTATGAACCAAATGCCAATTACAATCTGTCAGTGCCCACACCTAGCAATCCTAGACGAGATGCAAGATATCCAGCATCACCACTTGAACCAGATTTTGTCACAAATATAGATGTAAGCGGCGAAGGTGGTGGCGGGCAATGGCAAACACCTAAAACCAGAATACCTAATGTTACAATGAGTAACCCAGGCAGAATAAGCACAGCAGATATTCAAGATATTGGTGTTGGTTTACAAAATGATCAAGATTTATCAAATACAAATGTATCAAATGCTTCATTAGCAAATGCTGATTTAGGCACAGCAAATAGTTTGGTAGCACCAGTTACCACTGTGCCTTTAGGTGGTGCTGATCAAGGCACATATAGTGCTATTAATAATGCTTTAGCATATGGCACATTGAATCCCACAGCTGATACTGTGAGTTATTTAGGCGCAAGAGAAATTGGTTATAAAGAATTTGATGTAGATGCTGGAACAGGAGCACTCACAGCAAATGCAAACAGTGATGTAAGTGAAACTTATTATGGAAGTGGTGTGCAGGTAGTTTCAGATAATGTAATCCCACCAATTAGTGATAATTTTGATTATGAAATAACAGAAGCAAGAGGTAATGCTATAGCAACCGGTTTAGGTAGACCGCCAGCAAGTGATACAAAAGCATATTTGCCTAATAACATGAGTGTATATCATTTTGCAAACAGCACATTGAGTAATACAGCAACAAATAGAGCATTTGAAATTAATAATGCTGACAAACGTCAAACCAAAGCAGATGCTTATAGAGGATTAATACCATAATGAAAAGACAATTACATATATTTTATAACAGTGTTACAGGTGAAATATACTATGGTAGAATGCTCACACATCAACAAGCAGAAAATAATTGTGGTGTAAATAGAAATATTAATATGATGTGTAAGCCTGAAAGTGAAATTAGTGGTGATTTCTTTAGTGCTAAAACACAAGCATATGATATAGAAAATAATGCGTTTATAGCAAAAACATTGCATAAACCAAGAGCATGTGATTTTGTCAAACAACAAAGAGATATAAGATTACTTAAAAGTGATTGGACACAAGGTGCAGATAGTCCTTTGTCAGATGCAAAGAAAGCAGAATGGGCAACATATAGACAAGCATTAAGAGATTTAGATTATCATACCTGTAGTAATGCAAACAACATAGTGTGGCCAATGCCACCAGCATAAGGAGTAAAGATGTTAACATTAAGTCCAGAAATAATTATTATGACAAAATTCAATGCTGACGGTGTTTGGACAGGTCCAGCAGAAAGAAAAATAATGATCAACGGTGAAGTGATAGATATTGATGTATGGGCACAAGAAAATGGCATAACCTTACCAGATAGCGAATAATAAGATAAATATACATAATTAATAACCGATTATTATACCTTAGTATAATAATAAGTTCCTTTAGGAGACGCAATGAGTGGAAAACTCTTAGATTTCAAACAAGCAATTGGTGGTGCAGATAATGTTATAGTATTAGAAATGTTTCCATCAAGTCAAAAAGAATTTGAATATAATTTTAACGCAAATATATCAACATATACTTTTGAAGCAGATTATCAAACATTAGTTCTTGATGAAGTTACATATGATAGAATTACCGGAAATGTAAATTTTGCAAATACATCGGTGGTTGGTTATTTTGCAAATGCTGAAATTTCAAACACATTTATTGATACAAATGATTTAAACACAGGTATAGTTAGATTAACAATACCTAAAAATAGATACACAGGTAATATTGTGCCTAATGCTAGAGCAAATGTACCTGCTACAGTAGTTGGTTTTAGTTGGACAGACACAGTTGCAAATATTACAGAATCACACCGTTGGGTAATTTTAGAAAGATATGAACCAGATGTAACACCAGGTAATCCTCGCGATGAAGCAGGATTTATCGCATTATAAGGAGTTAAAATGGCGAATATTATAGTTAGTTATACACCAGCAAACATCAGTGTTGATCAAAATAATTTAACAGTTAATGTAGCACAAACCACTTCTAATATTATAGTATCAAACATAGCAAGTATTGCAAATACTAGTGATTTACTTGGTTCAATAAGTGTTAACGATACTGGCGGCGACGGTTCATTAACATTTACAGCTGCAAATGGCGTATTTACATATACTGGTCCAAGTGCAGCAGAAGTAAGAGCACATATATCAAATACTTCACCGATTACATATAGCAATTCAACAGGTATTATTGGATTTAATTCTGACGAATTAATTCTTTCTAACGGTGCTTTTTCAACTAATAAAATAGTTCTTAATTATGGTAACGCTACAGCACAAAATGCATATATCACTGTGGATAGAACTGGTACTGGTGGTGGTGCAAATGCCAATATTCAATGGCAAGAAAGTTCAGAAGATTGGTTAATTTCAGCTAGTAAAGGATTAATATTAGAAGGTAATAGCGCAAATGGCAACATCTATTTCAACACAGATGTTAGTGGCTATCTTGAACCTATTGTGCAGATTGGTGGTACAAGTTTTAACAGAACCAGTATTCCAGCAAATGGTGAATTAATTACTAATAGAGTTATATCCAGTTTAATAGAAGGAACTGGTGGCACAGAGCTTACAGTAGTTGCAAATAGTATTACTGCTGGCAGTGCAGGTATCAATATTACAAATGGCGGTGGCATAACTTTTTCACAGCCTGGCAGTAATATAACTGGATTTGGTAACGTAACAGGTGGAACTATCGATCAAATTGGTTATATTAATTTATATCAAAGTGACATAGCAATTGGACCAATTAATGATAGTCAAGGTTATGGCAACGTTGATATTTATGCAAGACAATTTAGCATTAATCGTGCTAACGCTGATGGAACATATCCAAGCAAAACCTATTTTAGAAGCGACGATACTTATTTTCAAAACACAAATGTAATTTTACTTGGTTCTAATATAACATCATCTGCTAGCTCTAATATAGACGCAGGCTCATCTGGCAACATTATAGGAGGTTATTTACATGGTGATGGTTCAAACATTTCAAATGTATTAACAAATTACACCACAACTAACTTAGCAGAAGGCACAAACCTTTATTATACAAATGCCAGAGTTAATGCTTATGTAATTGATGCTGGGTTAGATTTTAACGCAGAAAAAGTAGATGACAGAGTTGCCAATTTGATGCAAACAAGTGGTAATTTGAGTTATACATATGATGATGCTAATGGCACACTCACACTCAGTCAAAGTTTAACCACAACAGATATCACAGAAGGTGATAATTTATATTGGACTACTGACAGAGGTAATACTACTATAGGTGCTTATACAGGCAATTTATTGAATATAAACACTATTACAGCAAGTGGTAATATAAATGGTGGTCCATTATATATCACAGGTGACAGCACTATTATAGGCAATTTAGAAGTTCAAGGCAATATTGACTATGTAAATGTAGAAGATTTATTGGTAAATGACAACAGCATAACATTAAACTATGGTAATGCTACACCAAGAGATGCTTTTATAT